AGTGCCGACCATGGATATACATCAGGAGGTTGGGAATTAGCTACACCTGGTACTACAAATGTTATAGATAAATTCCCTTTTACATCGGATAGTAATGCCACAGATGTAGGAAATTTAACTCAGGTAACTGACGGTGGTCCAGCTGGACAATCATCGTCAGACTATGGATATGTGTCGGGAGGCAATGGTGGTGGTCCAGGATTTAGTGATTATAATAAAATAGATAAATTTCCATTCAGTTCAGATAGCAATGCCACGAATATAGGCAATTTAACATTATCAAGAAAGCAAGTAAGTGGTAAATCAAGTTCTGAAAGTGGATACACCACTGGTGGTGATAATCATGCATCTTCTGTAACATTAAATACCATAGACAAATTCCCGTTTGCTGCAGACGCCAATGCTACAGATGTGGGAGATCTATCAGTGTCACGGGCCGCTACAGCAGGACAATCAGCAATTAGTGAAGGGTACACCTCAGGCGGCAGCGCCCCTGGCGTAATAAACTCTGTTGATAAATTTCCTTTTGCATCAGACGGTCATGCTACTGATGTAGGGGATCTTACTGTTCCGAGAGCTAATTTAGCAGGCCAACAGGGATAACATGAAACTCACTGACATCATACAAGAAGATCTCAGAGCCTGGTTTGGCAAAGGTTACAAGAGCCATGGCACAAAGAACATGATTGGCAAGACAGTTCCAGATTGCCGCAAGTATCCAAAGAACGAATCTAAAGAGATTAAAACAAAAAAGAATCAAGATGGGTTTACCATTGATTTGTATGACGGCGGCAAGCATGTTGGACAATACATACATGCACGTGAAGATGATATTGTTCAAAATCAAGCAGAGATTTTTCCCGAGTATCGCAACAAAGGTTACGGCACAATGCTATTACTCGCGGCAATCAAAACAGCAAATGACTTGGGATTGGACTTTGAAGAAGATGCACAAAGCCTAACACCTGCAATGAGTAGAATATATGACGAACTAGATGATAGTGGAATGATTTATGGCGGCGGCGGTTCATGGGCTATCAGTCCAAGTGGCGAATCAGAGCTTGAAGATTTTTTAAACGAAAACTTACGTGCGTGGTTCGGCAAAGGCAAGAAGGGCGGCGCTGGTGGCGGTGGCTGGGATCGTTACAATACCAAAGGTGAAAGAATAGGTAAGTGTGGTGACAGCAAAAAAGGCGAAGGCAAACCCAAATGTTTAAGCAAAAGCAGAGCCGCTAGTCTCAGAGCCAAAGGCGGCAAGAAAGCTGTAGCTAGTGCTGTGAACAAGAAGCGCAGGGACGATCCCAACAAGAACAGAAGTGGCAAAGCTAAAAACGTAAGCAATACCACTAAAAAATACAAATAGGAGATATAAAAATGGCAATGGAAATATCAGGAGTAACAATACAAGGTGGAATGAATATTTTGCCAGCAGGTGGTTCACCAAGTCCTAGTCCCACACCAGGACCCTCAGACCCCGACTTTTCCAACGTAGTGTTTATGTTTGATGGTGATGGCACGAACGGTGCAGACAACAACACATTCGTAGACGGATCATCAAATGGCTATACAGTAACAGAAAACAGCTCAGTAATTCAGGGTAGTTTCTCGCCATACAGTATGCCATCGGGCAGAGCATACACAGGTAGTGATGGTGGTAGCACCTATTATAACAACGACTTCAATAACTATCTTTCAGTATCTGCCGGTAACTTTATTACCACTACAACAAATTATACTTTGGAGGCTTGGGCCTACTGGGAAACTGCCGGTACAGGTGTAATTATTAATGGTATGACTAGTGGCAACGCTGATAGATTCTATCTGTCACACGTTAGCAATACATACTTTTTCGGTGACGGTGACACAAATATTATTTCAGCAAATGTGGGACCACCAGCTACCAATACGTGGATACACTATGCTGTAGTAAAAAATGGTTCTACAACTAAACTGTATATTGATGGTGTTGAGGAAGCAAGTACTACAAGTTCATTAGGTACATATACTATTGCTACCTGGCAAATAGGATCAAGACCAAGTGTAAGTGCTGGTTTTCCAGGATATTTAAGTGATGTGAGAGTTGTAAATGGCACAGCAGTATATACTAGTGCATTTACTCCTAATACATCGCCACTGACTGCAATTACCAACACATCTTTGTTAATACAAGGTCAAAACAGTGCTATATTTGACTACACTGGTAAAAACAACATTGACACAGTTGGTGATGCTCAATTAGATACAGCCGTTAAAAAGTACGGCACGGGATCAGTTAAGTTTGATGGTACAGGGGATTACTTAGATATTCCAGCCTCCGAAGATTTCAATTTTGGTTCTGGAGATTTCACTATAGAGTTTTGGCTAAATATCAATTCCAATAATGTGACACAGGCAATTACAGATCCCAGAAGCTCTGACAATGATAATGTACCTCTGGTCTGGGTCCAGGGCGCTAATGGGGTGGTTTACTACTATGCAGGTGGCGCAAATAAAATAGTGGGTACAACTCAGCTCGCAACAGGACAGTGGTATCACGTGGCGTTAGCAAGAAATGGTAGCACCACCACATTGTACCTGGACGGATCTTCAGAAGGTTCATTTACTGATAATCTAACATATATACAACCTACTACCTTAAAGATAGGCCAGAGATATACTGGAACCGCTTTTAATCTGGATGGATATTTAGACGACTTCCGTATCACTAAAGGCTTAGCCAGATATACTTCAAACTTTACAGCACCAGCAGCTGCTTTACCCAAATTCTAGGAGGAATCATAATTTTTAGGTTAAGACAACATGGTATGGTACAGGTCAACAATACTAAACACTTTAAATTTAAATAAACTATATGAGATACTCACAAATAGCATTGCCCAAGGTAGTTGAAATACAGCGAATACCTCGTGCCCACCTTACTGAAAGCAACCAGGAAGGTGGTAAAAATACGCACCTGGAACATCTGGAAGATCTAATATTTAACAAAGGTCACAAAGGTGCCAAGGAGAGCATTGACTATCTTTACAGTGTATACGAAATGCTCAAAGGTCATAGCAAGGGAAAAACAAAGATGACTCGTAAGTGGGACGGTGCTCCTGCTATCTTTGCTGGCATCAATCCTGAAAACGGCAAGTTCTTTGTGGGCACTAAAAGTGTGTTCAACGCAGAGCCCAAGATAAACTATACTCCTGCTGACGTTGATCGTAATCACGGACACGCAGCAGGTCTAGCTAGCAAACTCAAAGTAGCACTCAAATTACTCAAGCCACTCAATTGGAATGGTAAAGTAGTACAGGGTGACTTCCTCTGGACAGGTGAAGACCTTAACAAAGGCACGGTGTCAGGTGAAAACTATGTGATGTTTACACCAAACACTCTTACCTATGCGGCACCTGCCAACTCAGAGTTAGGCAAACGTATAGCAAGCTCGCCCATGGGTGTGGTATGGCACACTGAGTATGTGGGCGGTCCCACTCTGCAAGACATGAGTGCCAACTTTGGATTTGACCATAAGCAACTGGGCGATAGCAAGGGGGTGTGGCAAACTGATGCCGGCATGCCTGATGTATCTGGTACTGCTACACTAACTCAGGCAGAGTCAGACGCAGTATACAAAGCCATAGCAGACGCAGACAACTACTGGGCAAGTTTGAATCCCAATGTGTTTACATGGCTAGACTCGCCAGAGGGCAAGGATTTTAAAGTCAGACTCAAGAAGCATGTAAACGACAGAGTTCGCGCAGGTAGTTTTGGCGATCCACAGAAGTTTGCCAAGGAGTTTTTACAAGACTATCTTGCATACCTACAGGGCAAAGCAGATAAACTTAAGACTGAGAAAGGCAAAGAGCGTTATCTACAAAAGCAAGTGGAGATAGCCAAATATATTCAGACAAATGCAACTGACATGGCTACCACATATGATCTCTATATGAGAGTCATACAAGCCAAACTCATGTTAATCAGAAAGTTAGAAACACTCACTGATCTCAATGTGTTTGCTCAGGATGGCGCTGACTTTGTTGCCACTGGCGACGAAGGTTTTGTGGCAGTAGACCACATGGGTTCTGGCATAAAATTAGTAGACAGATTAGAGTTCAGCAGGCTCAATTTTGGATCAGGCAAGCCTGGGGGCAAATAATGGATTTACAGATATTAAATACGCTTACTGAAAGTCAACTATATCGAAGCAATGGCATGGGTAAAAATTTAAAATCAGATACTGTGTCTGAGTTACTTTATTTAAACACGCTTGCTCTGTCTCTTATGATACAGGATCGCGCACAGCACAATACTGCCAAACAATATGCAAAAAAGACTACCAATTATGGAAATTATTTGTTGTTTAGAAATAGCGCAACTGATTTATATACTCTGGCGCATCAGGTCAGATATCCAAATTCTAAATCTCTTAGCCTGTCTGACAAACAAAAAGGCATAGATTATCTGGAAAGTCTTAATTTTGCAGACAAGGCGCATTTTATAGTATTACAACGAATTTCCCAAGGCGACCGAAATATTTTGCAAACTCTGTCTGCCTACCTAGTTCGTTTGGAACGACAACTTGCTGTGCCTGCCAGACTTAGATCATTGCGAAGGGAAGTTTTGAATTGGAAGGACAGCAGTCAAAATAACCGTGAACGCACAGTAGCCAAGATAGCTGATGAGATGCGCAGAAAAGGCAAAACAGGTGATTTACTGAGATCATTACAGAACATGAGCAAATACAAGCAGTTCGATAACCCAGAAAAATCTGGAGTATTAAAAAGGGCCGCCATTGCTGGCGCCGGCGCTGTAGCAGGAGCTTCTCTGGGCAGAAAGATAGCTACTAAAATGGATAAGGATGCTGATAAATACTCTAAAGCAGGCGCTGGCATAGGTGCACTAGCAGGATATTGGGCAGGTAAAAGATGAGACTGACAGAAATTTTTGAGGATAATAATCCACGCAAAGAAGTAGAATTTGACATGGCTTGGCATAATAAGAAAGACGCTATCCCACAAAAGTATCATTCAAAAGTTCGCACTTTGGCCCAAACGCAGTTAGCCAGAGATGAATCACCTAGTGACGCAATTTCAACTGCATGGGACATAACTAAATCGCAATTACAAAAGCAAGATAAGACTAAACAAAAATCAGCAACTGTTCAGAAAGATAATTCGCCATCAGCAGACAGAGTTAGACAGGACGCCTTGGGCAGAAACCTTAAACACGACCGCTACTACCGACCATCGGATGCCAAAGTATCATCCCCAAGAGCGATGCCAAGTGCTCCTGCAGGTATTGGGGATGCATTATCCAAAAGCACTCCCAGGGCATTATTGAAAAAAGCTCTGGCCCCTGTGGATAAAACACTGGGAGATTTACTTGACGTTGATAAAGCACTGAGTGGTAACTTAAACAAGAATAGTCGCCGCAAAAGATAAAAAAAATTAAAAAAAGATAAATAACTGCATACTCAAGTAATATTATACTTGGGGAATGAATTTCTAATAGGAGAATTAAAATGGCACAGACTAAAACTAACGGAGCACCAGAAGCAGGTCAATTCCTGACTGGTAATCTAGATCACTTAATCATTGACGAAGTATCGGGCACTGCTGACATCAGCGATTTAGGCACTGTAAACGGTAATGCAGAAGTACTTTTATCTGCACTTAGCACAGTTTCAAACCCTGTAATTATCGAAAGTAGCAATGCTCGCGTAATGTTCGTTGCTGTTGAGTCCAACGGTGCAAGCACTGCTGACATGGCAACAGCTATTAACGAAGCTACAGCATTCAGTGCTTGTACAGTTACTGCAGGTTCTTACTCAGTAGTTTAATTTAGCCACTGTTTTTAAAAATCCTGTCTAGGCAGGATTTTTTTTGACTTAAATTTCTGTAACATTTTATTTAATGTATCGGATAAATAGTCGTATTATTTGGAGAGAATATCCATGGCTACAATTAAGTTTTCAGAATTTGACGCAGGTAACATAAATGCCCTAGGAACAATATTAGTTGGCATAGAATCTGGTGTGAATAAAAAGTTTACTGCAAGTGACCTAGTAAACGGATTAGCTACTCAGACATATGTGGACGGTGAAGTAACCACATTACAAACTGCAATTACCCAAAATACTTCCAATATTTCTGGAAACTCAGGTAATATTACTACTTTACAGGGCCAAGTAAGTGCATTACAGGGCAATGTGGGTATTGTACAGGGCAACATTACTGTGTTGGAAGGCAGGGTAACTGCCCTGGAGAATAATGTAAGTGTAAATCAGGATGATATTGTTACGCTTCAGGGTAATGTTGTAAGTATAGAAAACCAAATAGCTAATATTGCTGACACAGACTCCCAAACTTTATCCTGGGATGGTGTTACAGCAAACCTAAGTATTAGTAATAGTAACAATGTTATTTTACAGGAAGTTCTGGATAATGCAGGAAATATAACTGTAATTCAGGGCCAAATTGCAGACCTACAAGCCAATGGTAATATTCAAGTTTTAAGTTTAGATAATGGTTCCAATGTGTTGTCAATATCTGCTGGTAATAGTGTAGATTTTACAACCATACTTGCAAATGTCATAGGATCAGATGCTCAAACCCTTACCTGGGATAGTGGAAACAGCAATCTTAGTATATCCGGTGGGAATACAGTAACCATAGACAACAATGCTGCTGGCAACGATACTCAAGTCCAATTTAATAACAGTGGTACTTTGGCAGGGGACTCAGGTTTAGTTTATGACAGCACTGGGAAAAAACTTACAGTTGGTGTAGGCGGCGGTACTCTGCAGGTCAATAATATTGATGGCTATGACAGCGTGGGGAATGGATTAGCTTTAAGATCTGATAACGGCGCTGGTGTAAAATCAACACACGTTATTTTTAGAAGCCATGTGTCAGGCGTAGAAACATTATTTTTACAGGGCAATGTAGATTTTACTAACATTGATACAGTGGACTTCACTGGAGCTAATGTTATTGGATTAACATCCACATATAGCAATGCCACAGTAACTGCCTACGCCGAGGCAGGATGGGCTGGAAACATTATTCCCAGTGCAAACATCACATATAATTTAGGTTCACAGACTGCCAGATGGAATGACTTATACCTGGCAGGTAACACAATTTATCTGGGTAATCAAACTGTTAGCGCAACAGACCATGGTTTAACAATAAATGTTGATAATTTATATGGTAATTCCAATGTTATAACCATGGGCACAAGCTTTATACCAGACACAAATGCACAATATGACTTGGGTTCAGCAGAGTTTAAAATCAGACATCTATATCTGAGCGATAATAGTCTGTATATTGGCAATACAAATATTTCAGCAGGCGCCAGCAATACTATAATTTTTAATAGTTCTATTGCTACAAATGTTGACACGCCAGCTCCTGGTATTTTATCCCTGGAAAATAGTATCCATGTATTAACAAATGGAACATATATTTTGCCGGATGGTCAGGAAGGGCAATCCATTTCCTTAGTAGCTGCCGATGGCGCAGAAAAGAATTTAATCATAGTTGAAGCTACATTTAGAACTTTTGAAGATCCGGCGCCGGCGCAGACAACACCATCCAAACAAGTGCTGCCATTTAATACAACATCGTTATCAGATGGCGGAACTTTGGTACAAATGGTTTATGCAGCCGGAGCATGGAACTACTCCAAAGCTAATTAAAACTTTTTAAATTTATTTCACGACTCCCACAATAATTTTCTGATCTAAATCCGATAAATAGTGTAAAGGACATACACATGAGTTTACATAACAATGTACATGGTCAAAGTGGTAAGACAGGCGGTGCTTATGGCGCAGAATTACTAACTGGTAACCTGGAGTATTTTACTCTGTATACATCGCTCGATATAACGGCATCTGGCGATTATCGTGATAATACTCAGAAAGACTTTGACATGGTAATTCAAGTTATTGGATTAAGAGCTATGCCAATTATCATGAATACACCAGTTAAGATAAATGGCATTGGTGCACAGCGCATAGAAGCCTATGGTTCTCCTAGCATAGAGGGCAAAGGTTGGATATTTAAATTTGCGTTTGAGCGTGAAGGCGTGCATAGTATACATACATTGACCACAGAATTAAATGGAATTGTACTGAATGCGGGAACTATAAACACAATAGATAACGTAAATTTAGAATTTACCAAACAGGATATGTTATAATGGCCACTAAAAAAACTAACAAGCAAGCTGATATTCAGCAGCTGTATACTGAACAAAGCCGATTGGATGCTCATGCAACCAATGTTATGTTACGTTTAGATATGCTCATTGAAGAGTTGCGAGAATTTAAACAAGATTCCAAGGCAAGAATGAACAAATTTGAAACATGGATGGTGGGTATTGTAGCCATAGCGTTAACAACATTGTTAGCTACCGTTGGAAGCCTATTAATGAGGTTATTATGAGATATGTAGATTTATTAATTGAAGATAATTACGATGACTTTTTACCAGAGGAATTTACTCTTACTGGTCCCATGGGTAATTTAACATTTACAAAAACTTTTAATATTACTGAATCCGATATAGAAGAAGCAGAATATCAGGGACGTAAAGTAAAACTCAATAAACCCATGCAGGGCGATGTTAAAAAGTTTAAGGTATATGTCAAAGACCCCAAAACAGGAAACGTTAAAAAAGTAAACTTTGGGCATGGTGGTAGCAGTGTTAAAGGCAAAGCCATGAAGATACGTAAAAGTAATCCCAAGGCTCGCAAGAGCTTCCGTGCTAGACACAACTGTGACAGTCCAGGGCCTAAAACAAAGGCACGTTATTGGTCATGTAGGAAGTGGTAAATGCGTTTATCAGATCTAACAGAGGGCGTTGAATTATTTGAAGCCAGAATGGTCTGGCGTAAGGTCGGCAATAAAATTACTCGTGCTGTAAGATGCACAGGCGGCCCCAGAAAAGGCAGAGTAGTCAAATCTGGTAGTGATTGCAGTAAGCCCATAGATATTAAAAAGCGTATGACACTCAAGAAAACAAAAGCTCGCATGGGCAAACGCATGAGTCGTAAGGCTCAGCGTAGTAAAAGAATTAATCCTGCTAGCAAAAGATTGCGTAGCATGAACAGGCCCCTGAGAAAGAGATGAAGGCAAAAGATCTCAGAACACTGGAAGTATTCCTAGCTGAATATAGTGGCGTGGGTCAGCAACCTGTTAAACCTGGGGCTGCTCCCAGTGGCCCAGTTCCCAGTGGTCAACAAGCACTTGACACTGCAGATAGGGCAAAAGCAGAACGAGACAGAAAATCTGCAGGATTACCCAAGGATGATGTTAATACTGATCTAAGAGCAAAAGCATCTGCTGGGGAATTATCTCAACAACCCAATGATACTACTGACGTTGAGCCCACCAGTGATGAAAAAGTAGTTAAACCACCTCAAAATTCAGGAAGTAATATCAGCAAAGTACAATCAACTGGTAGCCCCACAACTGGCAAGGGACAAAATCAAGCAGTATCCGAAACAGACAAGCTCAAAAAATTTAAGCCCAGAGGTGCATTTGGCCGCAGTGCTGTTAAGAGAACACTTAAAAAGAAGTTGCCCACAGGCAGACTACTCAGGGAAGCAGACCAACCTGAGTTCATGATTGAGATAAACTTCAACAGCAAGGATACTGTCAAGAAAGCACTCTCAGGTCCAGTAAACTGTGGCTTTGAAGCAGAACTTATCTTCCCCAGAATACAGCAATTTAATGATAACGACGATGCCTACGGTGATGATTTTGCCATGATAGACAGAATTAATAATTCTGAACATGTGGATGAGATCAGAGATCTATACAAAAAGACTTTATTCGACTATGACAATGCCTATGGCGAAGCCTTCTTCGAATACCAAATGGAACAGATGTCCAGAGATTTTGAGGACGAAGAATGGATCAATGACTTTGTAAATTATAGTATCGACGACAATGACATAGTAGATTACAGAAAAGAAACATTGGATACTGCCAAGGAAGACGACCCCGCCGAATATGAAGAGCGTCTTGATTGGGAAGAAGATGCCTGGGGCAGAGAGTTAGCAGAACTTCGTTACAAGGACGACATGCAGGAATATTGGATGGAGAACTTGGACGATGTTAAACTGGAAAGAATGGTTAACAGATTTGAGGACAACAACAGATACGGCATCGACAACTGGATGATGGATAGTGGTGAAGCAGGCAATGAATATTGGACAGACGCCAATGACTTACTACAGCAGGGTGATAGTGAATCTGAACTTTCGGGCAACCCCAAATACCAAGCCTATGAAGAAGTAGAGAAATGGTTGTTTGATTGGGCCAAGATGAATAGCCATAATGCTGACATAGAAGTAGGAGGCTATCACGAAACTGAAAGTCATGATGGCTGGCGCATAGAAGAAGATCAGAGTTTGGATGGTGACGGTGCTGGCTTTGAAGTTATTAGCCCAGTGTTTGACAACCCCAAAGACATGCTCAAGGAGATCCAGAGCCTGTTTGAGTATGCCCAGGACGCCACAGAAACTAATCGCTCAACTGGCTTACATGTAACCATGAGTTATGCTGAAGAGTCAGATGTACCCACTAACATTGCCAAGACTAAAATGTATGTGTTAAGTGGAGCTGACAACCAAGCCAAGGTATGGAACAGAGAGTTCAACTCATACAGCCAGAGCACCAAGGTTCAGGTCCTACAAGCACTCAGAGCCATAGCAACTGGTAACGCATCAGACGATAACATCAAAACCATGGACGACATGATTACGCAGTTTGATGCCACTGGTGAAGCAAACAAAGTTGGCAGACAAAGCACAGTAAATGTCAAGCAACGCAAAAACTCTGCTGGCAATAGCCTGGTAGAGTTCAGAGCAGCCGGAGGTCCTGGTTACACAGGTAACTTTGATCAAGTAGCCAAGGATGTAATCAGATACAGTGCTACTATACAAGCAAGTTATGACGAAGATGCCTACAACCGTGAGTTTGCTAAAAAGATGTACAAGTGGCTACAAGATGCGCAGGACGTGGAAGATCCGCAGGCTTACAGTGCTACCAAAGGATTAAGCCCACAGGATGTTTATCGTCAATCAACCGGTGATACTACTTTCGATGTAGACAATCATCCTCTCACAAACTACATGATGAAGTTTACTCACAGCACATTCCAGGACAACGTCAAAAAGACACTTACCAGATTCTTTAGTAGTCTCAAGAACCAACAAGAGTATCAGGCAAAACACAACCTCAATGAGTACGAAGAGAACCCAGAAGAAGTATATGCTGAGTTTAAGTCAAGCACTCGTGAAGCACTAACTGACTTGATGGTATATTTGTCACTGAGCGCAAACACTGACAAGATGAGTACCAAAGAACTCATGGCTATCAGAAAACTCGTGAGTCAACATGGCATCGATGCTGAACAGTTTGTTAAGGCACTCAAGCGTGATAGTGGTAACCCTAGGCTAATACCCGACCCCAGAGACAAGGCTGACCGTACCAGAATATTTAAGCGTGGCGGTAAGTTGATTGGCAAGGATCTCATGGCAGATGCACCTGAGAAGATGTCAATTTCTGTTGCGCCAGATCAGGTAGCACTACTAACAGCAGATGGGCTGAGATACATGCAGCAATATAGCGACACTGAAGATGCGTACCTGCTCTTAAAGAAAACAGATTATAATTACATTCAGATGGAAATCAAGGCCCTGAACGAATTGTTAAATAAATCCAAGGCTAATCCAGACGATGCTGAATTAGATGTTGAAGTCAGAAAGACGGCATTTGATTTAAGCAAAACTGTCAGTACACGATTCAACCGTGAGTTGGATGTGGAGCGCATTATAAATAAACATGGTTTACAATATGCTCTGATGTGGCAGAAACAACTTGCGCGTCCATATAATGATACCAAGATGGCACAAAATTTAAAACAATTAGGAGTAGAAGTGAAACCCACAGAATCAGATGCACCCTTCGAGAGTTTGATGTCTAAGTTTGAAGGTAAGAGTTTACAGGAACAACTTACTATACTTGGCAAACTAGACAAGCAGAAGATTGATGAAGCTTATAAAAAAATTACTTTCAGAGAAAATACTGTGCCTGACAATAGGACAGTTACTATAGTTAATGATTTATTGAGTAAACATTTCCCAGCCAGCGATCTGAACAAGCAAATGGACGCATTTACTGCGATCCCCATGCCTGAAATGATTGATAGCTTTAGATCCATTGAGCGCACACAGGGTCCTGATGCTTGTTGTAGAGGTGTATTATGTCAATTTATAAATTACTTACATCCCACATTAAAAGACCAAATAAACAGTGATTTCTGTGATGGAAAAACATCAGATTTAGGAAAGTCACAATGTAAGCCATGCAATGAAGCATGGCAAGGCAATCCTAAAATTAAAAAGACTGGGCAATGGAGCGGTAAGACTATCGCAGAACTACAAAAACTTGCGAGCTTACTAAGAAAAAAGGATAAGCGCACAGCCGCGGAACAATCCAAACTCAAGCAGATTAATTTTGCGATTAGATCCAAGAGAGATTGGAAAGGCGACACCAAAGAAAATATTTCAGAAAATCTAGAGGAAGCCAAAGGCATAATGGGCAGAGTTGCTGGTGATAAATTTATCAAGGGAAATCAACAGTTGGAATTTCAGGAAGTAAAAGTCTATCCCGAAGAAAGCACCCAATATCAATCTGCTGAGGAGCGTGATCAAGCTATTAAATCTTTTGAAGAACAAGCGGGCCAGATCATCTGGACAAACAACCCCAATAAAGGAATGTTGGCTTTCGGTGTTGCCACACTTACAGATCCCCTTAATAATAACACGCCCACCTACTGGGGCAGATACTTTAAGCAAAAGACTACAAATATGATGGGTGTCTGGCAGAATAACCAAGTGCCTACTGGCTGGAAAGTGCAGAAGGCTGGGGCACTTAAACTAGATATTGGTATTGATCCGCAACATCTAATAAAAGTAGAAACTCCATTTGCTAGCATAGATCAAGTTATTAATACAGTAAAAAAGAATAGCCAGGGCAACCCCTTGCAGAAAGAGTTGATATCGGGATTGCAACAAATAAAAGCAGGCCAAAATCCAGTGTTTGAAAATTGTGCTCAGCACATCCCAGCACTAAGAGATTACTTTGGTGAAATCATGGGCCCATGCGCACTCATGGCTGACATGGTTGGTGGACAAGCAGAGGACGCTAACCAAGCATTGCTTAAAGGTGCTGGTTGGGGCAATAGCCAGGTATTTTGGCCACAGGCTATGAATTATGCGCTGGTGGATAGTGTGTTTATAGGACCGGACGGACAGGAAGTGGGTATAAGTAGTAAGGGCGGCAAAGGTGCCAAAGCAAGTGCTAAAAATATTGCTGATGCCATTGCAAAAGCACCACCAAAATTGATAAAAAAATATAAATTTACTGTAGCAATCATTCAACTGGTTGAACAATCATCAGCACAGGAAGGTCCTTTTAGGATTGCCGAATATCTCAAAGCGTTGCCTGCAGGACTGGAAAAAGAAATCATGGGCTATGTAAAAAGCTCAAAATCAGACTATGTGGGACTCAGTGATGATGCTAAGGAGCTTTTTAACTATGGAACGCCCAAACAAGGAGCGCCTGGTTTTAACACTGGTTTGGCTCTTACTGCATTGCTAGCCAAGAAAGTAGCAAAAATAGTAAATGAAAACCCCACATTTAGTGCTGGCGCTTTGTCGTTTCTAAATCAATCAAGTATTGTACAATTATATTGCAAGATGGGAAAACAAGGAAATAATGCTAGAGTTACTGGATGGGACGCTATATATCCTCCCAACTTTAAGGGCAGAGTAGTATTGGATGGCAGTAAAAACTATTATAGTTCCAGAATTGGTGGCAAATTTGCCTTTGGATTTGTTTAATGGACCATTTAACTGAGGTCAACAAGACATATTTAGGACACCTAGCTCATGCTTGGAGCATGGCATTTGCTTTACTCATACATGGCTTGTGTCCTTGCTTGTTGGAAAATTACGCTAGCAATAAGATGTGTGACCATGAGACTGACTCAATTAAATGAGGAAAAGCAAAAACTAGCACTGGAGAAACTCCAGGCAGATCGCTCAGACTACGAACCATTTCTCAGTAAAGAAAGCATTGACATCCACTACGGTAAACTCGCCAGGGGTTATGTAGACAGATTCAACGCAGGCGAGGGCGACAAAGATTTTAACCAGGCTGGTGCTTTTTTGCACAACATCTATTTCCCACAGCTCAAGGAGCCTGGTGGATCGAACATTCCCAGAGGTGCTAGTTTAATGCTCATTAATTCAAAACACGGCAGTTACGACAAGTTTAAGTCTGAAGTAACCAAAGTAGCAATGTCTATACAAGGCTCAGGCTGGGTATACATGGCTCGCAACGGTGAAATTAAAACTATTAAAAATCATGCCTTGCGTTCAGACATAGCAATGCTCATAGACTGGTGGGAGCATAGTTGGTTTACCGACTATGGATCAGACAAGTCCAAGTATCTGACTAACTTCTGGAAGGCTGTGGATTGGGAAGTAGTGAACCAGAGGATACTCACATGAGACTTTATGAGATAATATCACAACTAGATGTTGCAGAAGGCAACAAAGCACAGAAAGGCATACCCGCTAACGCTACTCAGGCAGAGTTAAAGAGCGCCCGTAAAGCAGGCGGTGACAAGGGTAAGCGAGCACACTGGCTTCTTAACATGAGAAAAGGCAACAAGAAGAATAAGTGAAATATTTAGTATCACTCGTAATACCCATTACAGTAAGTGCTACTGACATGACTACCAGAGTAGAAGTTTTCCAATACGATCATGGAGCTTGGCGTTTTACAAATACCACTGATAAACACCTGAGATGTAACATAGGGCTCACTGAGTATTCACGCCTGAGTACCAGTGTTATGCCAAAGTCTCCCCCTTTCAAAGAGCCCGTTAAATTACCTAGCACCGTGGGTAACAGAAACTTTAGCTTGGAACCCTATGATACCTTTGTATATAGCCGCAAAAATGTGGGCACTGTGCATTGCAGACTAGACAAATAAAAAATTTTTTAATAAATATACATATGAAGATTTATGAAATTCTTACAGAAGAAGATTCAGGTGTTTCCAGTGGCGACAGCGGGTCTGCAGATTCTGGTACTGCCACAAATGGTGGTTCCAATTCCGCTGAAGCCACACCTTCCACAGATGCATCAACTGCTACTACTAGCAGTGATGTTGCTACTGTGATTTATCCCTTGGGTTCCATGATTACACGTCCATACTTTAATTATGTTAGACCCAGCAAAAAGTGCAAATATGGCAAGAAAAAAGACGGTAAATGCAAGAAAAAACCAGGGTAATGATATGAAAAGTGTACAAACTAAACACGGATATTTAACTTTTATTAATAATCCTGAAACCAGAGTATTCGATAAAATCAAATGTCAGGACTTTGTGTCAGTAAATAGTCTCACAGAAGCTGAAAAACACAACGCCGATCAGCTTGTGCAAAAAAATGTATTGGAAAAAATTGACAACCATGAGCAAACGGGATACAGAGCATACTCTACAAAAATCAGACTCTAAAAACTTAGCGAAAAAACTCAGAGATCTCCATAACAAACTCTCTGAAAAAACAGTATACGCTGTAAAAAAGCATTATAATGTTTACGCAATCGCAGACGTGAGCACGAATAAGAGTGTGGTTAAAAACTTACCTAATTATCGTATTGCTGATTTAATTACTAAAGGATTAAATCGTGAGCACACAACACCAGAATCAGTAAATATCCGCTTAGAACCCTTAATGAAGATATACAATCACCACCAGCAAGAGATACTTTTCTATAATAACATCATTAAAAATACGTCAGATCTAAATCGGCGTTTAGTTATGCATGACAGAATACTCGATAGTCAAATACACATAGAAGATGCAATTTCCAAGATGAGTTCTATACACTGATTAGATAAATAGTCATATAAATTATCTAACGGGGATATAAAATGAACATTACCGATTTCAATCCAACTGGCAAGACCAAGTTGGGCAAAATGAATAAACTTTTAAAAGAACAGTTTGGTATTAAACTAAACAGCGCACCTGAGCGTAAAAAGCTAGAACGAGTCATGGAGACTGCCAATCGTGCACTAATACAGATCCGTGGTAGCCAAAAGAAGTTCCATCTGGATCCAGAGTACATTAAGTTCTTGGGATTGCGTGATGCAGCTGAAACCATGATTAACGAAGGAAACTATGTTAAGTCTCCTGCTTATGAAGCCATGGCAAACAGTCTCAGAACTACTATTCAGGAACTCATGGATGCTGGCTACAGCAAAAATGACGCTTGTGCTGAGACCATGAACCGCGCCAGAATGAACGGTGCCTGGGCATTTGCTGAAGATGTAATGAGCCCCATCGTTGCTAGTGCCGCTACGCAATATGTAGCAGAATACGAAGTAGCCAATGACCCCGCGTTGGTTGAGTATGATGCCGCTAGTAACATGTCAGATGTTTTGATTGCTGAGATGGCTCGTGAACTTAACATGAGAGTAGAAGATACTGAAACACTGGGCGCTATTGCTGAGAAGATTTCAATGTTTGCTGGTGTATCAGGCAAGACACCCGAATCTATAGTAGAGTTTTTAAACGGACTCAACGAAGGTGACATGGCTAACGGCATCCAGATGTTTGGACGCAAGATAGCGGCTGAGAATGGGGGCTTTAACTTAGCGGCCATGGACGCCAAGAAGGCTAAAAAGGATTCGTTTGAGTATGGTGGCAAAACGTTCCCAGTCAAAGAAGCACAAGAAGCCGCTAGACGTGGCGATGTTGGCATGTTTAGTGATTTGATTGACAGCATCCTGAACGAAGAAGTTGATGTAGAGCAAGCAGAAGTTGTCATGGCTGTACGCAGTTTGGCTGATGATGTACAGAGTCAGATCGAGCGTATCTCAGACATGATGAACAAAGACGTTCCTGCTATTGCTGATCAGATGAGAGCAGAGCAAGGAGCATCACAAGCGCAGCAGTTTTCGGACACCATGAGCAACACACTGGGAACATATCTTGAAAGTGCCAAGGCATGCAAAACCGCAATCGATAGTCAGGTAATGTCACTGAGTGGTGAAGCACCTGCTAATGATATGACTGGCTTGGGTGATACTGGTGCCATGGATGCCATGGATGCACCAGCTGATACTGGCGATGACCTGGACTTAGATGCTCCAGCAGACACCAATGAGCCAGCAGCTTCAGGCCCTGAATCCGAACCACTGGGCCGCGCAGAAGTATAATGCGCTTAACAGAACTCTTTGAGGACATGGGAGTTTTAGACTCCCCCTCTGCTGATATAGTAAATCCCCAGGAGGATCTGGTATCAGCAGTTTCTGATATCATGAGCATGGCAATGGCAGACGATATCACAAAGATACCCACACGAACGGTTCAGGACATGCTCAGAAGATCAGGCTATAATGTTAGCACAGATGAACTTATACTTGCTCTTGACCAGTCAGGATTTACTAGCAGTCAGGATAAGAAAATGATCACAACCAAGGATGAAATACCACCAGACGTGGTGCAGTCAGACTATGATGCACGTGAGCCAGAGGATGGCACTGATACAGGCGTGGACGTTGAAAAAATTGCTAGTGATCAAGCCATGAAGGATATTAAAAAATGACAACTGTGCCTGTTAAAACTTTTTATGATGCTCAGGATGCCAGATACCAGAGTCTTAATTCTGTTACTATCCACACTGAGGTATCAGATCTGGAAACTTCCATAATTACAGAAGTGCAATCCGGCAATCTCAGTGTGCAAGTAAGCAGTGGTACCACTATGACTACTAGCAATGCATACTATAATGCGTATTATGGTGTTACCAATGATGCTACTAAAGTAGCAGAAGTACAAACAGTGGAACAGCATTTTTATAATTTAGGTTACAATATCAGAGTAACTGTAAATACAACCACAACAGATACTCTGGTGTGGAACATAAATTGGTAATTTAAACAGGAGAAAAAATGCAAATTTCGGGTGGATTACAATTAAGTGGTGGTATAAATTTAGTACCAGGTGGATCATCACCCACACCAGACCCCTATGTGTTTCAGGGCAGTAATTATGGATATGCGTCAGGTGGTTCTGGTGGAGGTGTCTTACAAACTGCTATAAATAAATTTTCGTTCAGTTCAGATAGTAATGCATCAGATGTTGCTGATTTATTTGTAAGTTTCAATAATTCAGCAGGTCAATCCAGTAATAATAGTGGGTATGCATCAGGGGGTCACAGCCCCAGTTATACAAACATCATTCAAAAATTTACCTTTACAATTGATGGAAATTCCACTGATGTTGGAGATTTAACTATAACCAGGAAGGGTCCAGCAGGGCAGTCTTCTTCTGAATCTGGATATTCATCAGGTGGTAGTGCTCCGCCCTACGACGACACAATTGATAAGTTTCCGTTTGCATCGGATGGTAATGCCACTGACGTGGGTGATATCACACTTGCCAGGGAAAAATCTGCAGGTCAGTCATCGACTTCCAGTGGTTACACATCAGGTGGTCTTGCTCCGCCCTTTGTAAACACAATTGACAAGTTCCCATTTGCGTCAGACGCAAATGCCACTGATGTGGGGGATTTAGCACATAATTTATTTTTAAGCGCTGGACAATCCTCGACTACTAGTGGTTACAGTTCTGGTGGCAGGCCCGCGCCTTCGTCAACAATACAAAAATTTAGTTTTAGTAGTGATGGCAATGCCACTGACATTGGTGATTTAACTGTAGCAAGAGATGACATGGCAGGACAATCATCAACAGCTAGTGGATATTCAGCAGGTGGGGCAGACAATGATAAAGATACTATAGACAAGTTCCCATTTGCGTCAGATAGCAATGCCACAGACGTAGGGGATTTGCCAGTGGCGTCATCCTCATTGTCTGGCCAACAATACTAAAAGCACCAGACCAAAAGAGCCCGGTTTTGCCGGGCTTTTCTTTCTGTAACAAAATCAGCAACTTAGAGCTTGACATCTGATCATTCTGTGCTATAATATATACATACTAAAGAAATAGTTGAAGGAATCAACCATGGTATCATTTACATCAGATCAATTGGCACTCCAAGCTTACATCGAACAGGCTAACGCCAAGCATATTGCTCGTGCTGAATCAGAGGGCTGGACCTTCTATACTGTCACAGTGTCAGATCCAGTACACTGGGCCAGAGGCGGTATTTTCACTATCGAACAATATGAGCGTGATAGCCTGATATCATACATCTCAGATGCGCACAAGGATGCCTATGGTTTCCGTCCTCGTGGTTGCAACTATTCAGAGTGGACAATGGCTCAGCTTGAGGAAGAAGCTGATCGCATGAGCGATGCGGTTACTCAAGCTATAGAAGCCAATGAGGTGGAGAAAAATCAAACTGTAGAGGCATTTGAGCAGAGTGTTCAGAATATGATTGGCATGGGTGCAGGCAACCGTGCTACTGCTCTCAGATGGTTGACAGACGCTGAAACGTTCCATAGCCCACAGTGTGTTGAGAGTTTTGTGTGGGAGCAGGGCATTCTATTTACTGACTATGGTCGCACCCTGGTCACTGAACTTGCTGATATCGTGACATATACTGATTGGGAGGCCGCGTAAAATGATAGTCAAACAGACATTATATAAGTTAGACAGCAAAGGGAAGGTTCGTGAATGGCGCATGGAAATAGACGGAGACAGATTTCGAACTGTAAGCGGGTTAATTGATGGGCAACATGTGACATCTGAGTGGAAGCAGACTCATGCCAAGAACGTGGGCCGTGCCAACGCTACTACCGCTGGGGAGCAGGCTATTGTAGAAGTAGACGCGCTGTATACCAAACGCTTGGAAGGCGAGTACCACACTGACATCAAGAACGTTAGCAAGGCAAGATTCTTTAAGCCCATGCTGGCGGCTAAGTGGGAGGACCGCAAGGATAAAATTACGTACCCTGTAATGGTACAACCCAAGTTAGATGGTGTCAGAGCAATCATTAATCGTGATGGTATATGGAGTCGTGCTGGCAAGAAGATCTTAGCAGTGCCTCACATTGAGCAACAGTTGGCATTACTATTTGTAAGGTTCCCAGACATGGTCCTGGACGGTGAACTTTACAACCACAACCTCAGGGACGACTTCAATAAGATCATTAGTTTAGTTCGCAAGACTAAACCCACTGAGGCAGACTTGGCAGAGAGTGCTGACACAGTAGAGTTCCATACCTATGACTTTGCTCACTACACTGACCTTACTTACTTTGATCGTGCCAGGTCGCTCAGAGACTTTGTAGACATTAACTCAGAGAAGATACCCAGCGTGGTATGGGTACAGACTGACTCAGCAGACTCAGAAGCAGAAGTAGACGACCTGTTTGGTAGCTATGTGGAGCAGGGCTTTGAGGGCGGCATCATTAGGCTCAACGGTGTGTATGAGCAAAAGCGTAGTAATAATCTACTCAAACGTAAAGATTTCGAAGATGCTGAATTTGAAATTGTGAGCGTGGAAGAGGGCCAGGGCAACTGGAGTGGTTACGCCAAGACACTGTTTATCAAACTTCCCGACGGTACTATACAACAATCTGGATTGGCAGGCAATCAGGCGCACCTCAGACAAGTACTCGCAGAAAAAGATGCTTATGCTGGCGGAGAAGCTACTGTGCAATACTTTACTAAAACTCCCGATGGCAAACTCAGATTTCCAGTAGCAAAAGTTCTGTTCAAAAGTAACAGAGATATTTGACAAAACAATGTATAATAGTTTATAATAGATTTATGACATTAGTAATAGACAAATACACATACCCCAAGCTAGAGCGTGAGATGATTTCAGGCGTTCGTCACTACACAGATGGCGATACGCCAGTGCCCAGTGTGACTACCATATTGTCAGAAACAGGCGATAAGACAGCACTGTTTGAATGGCGCAAGCGAGTGGGTGACGCTGAGGCTAATCGTATTAGTCGTGAGTCAGCTGGGTTGGGTACCAAAGTACACAACGCCCTGGAGAAGTACGCTCTGGGGGAGGAATGGGACACCTTTGGCAATAATCTGGTAAGCACCATGGCTAAAAGCATGACGTCAGAGATGATAGACAAGGGTCTGAGCAACGTTTCTGAGATCTGGGGCATAGAAGTGGGCTTGATTGCACGTGGCTTGTACGCAGGCACAGCAGATTGTGTGGGCATGTATAACGGTGTTCCTAGCATCATTGACTTTAAAACTGCTAAAAAGCTCAAGAAGCGCGAGTGGATCGACGATTATTTCATGCAAGGTGCGGCATATACGCTGGCTCACAACGAAATGTTCGACTCAGGAATCGACCAAGTAGCTATTTTAATGGTAGACCGTGACAATAAATTTAAAGATTATATAGTTTCTGGTCAGGAACTCACAAAATTTAAGTCGTTGTGGGGTCAAAGGATTCAGGATTATTATTCCAGAATCTAAATAGCCCTTAAGGATAAATACACGGATAACATAGGAGTTTTCCGTGGCGGATCCATATAACGACGAAAATCAAACTATCATAGGCAGAATGCAACAGAGACGTGGTCTCAAGCAAGACTTACCACAGCCTTTGCGTCCTGGTGAATTTGGTTTTACAGTAGACAGTCAACAACTTTACATTGGTGCAGATCCAGAGCAAGCACCAGCATATAATAAGACCAGTGTGTATGAAAATACAACTGGAGCTGTGGAAACAGCAAATGCTATCATGAGCAATCAGATAGTATATTTTACTTTTCCATTTAAAAAATATGCCAAAGGCGAGCCTTCTGGAGCAACAAATTCTTTTAACTGGTTACCAAGTAGCATAAGACTAACTGGGGTTGATACTAATCCCGTTTTTAGTAATTCTGTCACAACCACTAATAATGTTAAAAGTATTATGACAAATAATACTTTTACGGCTACTGATCTATATGTAAAAAGAAATAGTACTATTCAGCTAGGCAATAATTTTGCTACCTATACAACTCTAGCGGCAGAGGATTATATTTTCGATCAGGCCAATCCAGATGGAACAACCAGTCATAATTTAGTGTTTAGATCAACACCACAACCCAGTGAAGAGATCACTGTGAGTTATTATGACAAAGATGCTATTATTAAATTATTAAGTAATCGCAATGGAGGCAGCGGCGGTAACCAGGACGGTTTTTACACAGGCACTGCCTTCCCCAGTTTTTACACTACATATAATATTCCTGCGTGGGATCAGATTGATACAGATTTAATTCAGATTTCCGACACTTCAGGGTCTGGGTACATAGGACTGGAATTCAAACATGTCGCACCCAGAGCGATGAGTACAACCATAAGTAACCCTACCAATATCACTGGACTATGTGATTTAGTGTTAGTTACTCCGGGCAATGCCGTATCTGACAGATTACCCAGCGGTGGTAATATATTACAAACTGCAAATTTATTAGAAATTCCTGTTACAGATACGACAGAATTCAGTCTGACTTCACCAAATAATATTATTTCGCTAAGTCAGAGCGAGACTGGCGCCGGAGATAATTGGTTAACTTCAAACTCCTGGATAATATCCAGTATTGATCAAAGTAACTCTACTGTCACAGTGGATATTGCTGATAATGGATTTACGCATTTTCCAGTAACAGATGTGATTGTGGGAAGTTCTGCAAGTGACATCACAATTACTGGTCCACTTGCTCAGGGTATTATTGCAGCTGGCAGTGGTACCAACGGTCATTTCTTTAAAATGATAACTGGAAATGTAACCGTAGATGATATGTTTTTCAGAGTAAAGGTATATCCCAACAATGGCACAAAAATCAATGGAGAGATATGGGCAGAGGATTGTGGCCATTACAAAGAAATCACAACGTTTATGTCTCCTTTTGAATCTGATGCCGTAGCCAATGAAATTAAAAATAATCTTACCCATTATATAAATTGGGGATATGGAAAATTAGAAACTAGCGGAAATTTAATGCCTGCCAGTGGCAATGTAGTGCAAGTATATAGTAAATTTAGCAACTACAATAATACCAACGGTTATGGCAACATAACTATTGCTGGGTCTAGCAATATAAGCCAGATCTCCAATACAGTAAAAGACATCAACCAGGACCTAGCAAATGTGTTAGCAACACAAAACGAACTTTGGAGCACAAGCACAGCAAATACATTCTTTATAGAAGCAGATGCTCCTGTTAGATCTAATGTAAATTTAAGTCATTATCCAAATCTAGGTAATATGATTGCTAATGAATTTTATCTGGACGATACACTTATTTTTGATCTTAGCGGCGTGACAAATTTAAATAATATTGTAGCAATGGTCAATAGTCAAAATGACTGGCCCCTGATGCAATTAGTACCAGGTGAAGTTGATAGTCAGGGAAATCCCAATAAGATTATGATTACTTTAAATCCTGCTATTACTAGCGCCTATACTACTTTTGAAATTGTGCCAGATGAATGCGGTACTGCAGAATTGCTGGGATTGTCGTCAGGAAAATATGACGAATCAAATACTTACAAGGCTAAATTAGAGGATTGGTTTGCAGATTTATTAGCACAAGCTGACTGTCCCATTATTAACACAGTGGCCACAGGAAAAACATATAGCACTAATCCTACAACAAAATCAGTTATTGAAAAATATATACTGCCTTTTGATGAAACATTCCAGGAACTTACTTTTGCAAGCAGAGAGGAAGCACTGGCCTTTAATGAAGTAGTTAATCAGTTGTATTTCCAACAAAGTACTTCCGATATACGCGGACTAGTAAACATTAAAAGTAACCTAGAAATTGAATTGAAAACTGGTCTTACCATTGGTGATAAAACAGTAACCTATGTGGATTTAAATGGTGCCGAGCAAGCAATTCCACAAGGACCGTCCACTCCCAGCCCAACTGAAATAAGTCCTTCTCAGTGGAAGGATGTTGTGGGTGCAGTATTTAATACCAGTGACTATGACACTTATGTGTTAGAATATACCATAAGAGAAGCAGAATTTGAAAGTGCTAGTGGAGATGGTTATCAAAAGGTTGGAACTTTGTTTATATCTGGCAGGCAGGATTTTAGTTTGGGAGTGGGTGATGTTGTGTTTCAGGATAACAGCTCAGAAATGGCAGATTTAAACATGCAGGAGTTTTTAACAAGTTCCGACGGTGATGCTGTTCCAGCATTGCATCTCAGAGTTATAAATGATGGCGTAAATGTCAGACTGCAGGCTTTTAACAGAATGCCTCAGATTTTAACCATGAGATACTTAGTGCGACGTTGGAATAGTTTGGGATAATCATTGTTCGAAAAACATCACACAGGCAGAGATCGTCTGAAAGTATTTAGAAATTTCAGACAACAGGATCCAGATAAAAAATCTGTTATAGAAGCTTTTGCTAATGTGGATATCAAACCCAGATACGTAGACTATTATTCTCCCAAGAATTGGCCAAATACCTTTGACATTATCGAGGAAGGCATGCTTTGTCAGAGCGGGGTAACCCTAGTTATTGCTGCTACATTGCATCATTTTGGGTATACATCAGACACCGATATAAAATTGATTGCAGTAAGTAATCATATCACTGGCAGAGAAGGTCTTATACTTCAGGACAACGGAAATTGCTATAATTTTCTACCTGGAAAAATCGTATCAGATAAGTATGTGGCAGAGAATAGTATCATTTTGGATCAACACATTATACAGCCTGATAAATTATTTGGTTGACAAGATAAGTATCATACAGTAGAATAGTTACACACATAATAAGGATTAACAGTGTCTCCCAAAAGCATAATGATCATCAAAAGAGACGGGTCCAAAGAGGATCTAAACCTGGATAAACTCCACAAAGTAGTTTTTCATGCTTGTGAAAGTATTTCCGGGGTAAGCCCAAGTCAGGTGGAAATCAAGAGTCACATACAATTTTATAACGGTATAAAAAGTTCTGATATCCAGGAAACTCTCATAAAAAGTGCCGCAGATCTTATCTCTGAAGAAACACCAAATTATCAGTATGTTGCTGGCAGATTAGTAAATTACCATTTACGCAAGCAGGTATACGGCGTATTTGACCCCCCGTGTCTGTGCGAAATAATTCAGTCTAATATCGATAGAGGTTTTTATGATGCCGACATCATGGATAAGTATACCAAAGCAGATTTCGATGAAATAGAAACATACATAGATCACAGTCGTGATAACGATTTAACCTATGCAGCCATGGAACAATTCCGTGGAAAGTATCTAGTGCAAAATCGCGCCACTGGGGAAGTATTTGAGACTCCACAAGTAGCTTATATTATGATTGCTGCCACTCTGTTTTCAGATTATCCCAGGGATACGCGCCTTCATTATGTAAAAGAATACTATGATGCAATCAGCAAGTTCGATCTGAGTCTGCCCACGCCTGTCATGGCTGGGGTAAGAACACCACAGCGACAGTTTAGTAGCTGTGTGCTGATTGAAACCGATGACTCACTGGATTCAATCAATGCAACTTCAAGTTCCATCGTTAAATACGTTAGTCAAAAGGCTGGTATTGGGATTGGCGCTGGCAGTATCCGTGCCATTGGTAGTGCTATTCGCAACGGGGATGCTACTCATACTGGTGTCATACCATTCTATAAACACTTTCAAAGCGCCGTTAAAAGTTGTTCCCAGGGTGGAGTTAGGGGTGGAGCGGCGACATTATACTACCCAATATGGCATCTTGAAGTCGAAGACCTCCTTGTACTTAAAAACAACAAAGGAACCGAGGATAACAGAGTAAGGCACATGGACTATGGTGTCCAATTTAACAAGTTAATGTATCAAAGACTTCTTAGTGGTGGCGATATTACTTTGTTTAGCCCTGCAGATGTGCCAGGCCTATATGAAACCTTCTTTAATGATCAGGATAAGTTTGCTGAGTTATACGAGCGAGCAGAACGCAACACACATATCAGAAAAAAGACTATCAAGGCAGTGGATTTGTTTAGTCAGTTTGTGCAGGAGCGCAAAGATACTGGTAGATTATATTTAATGAATGTGGACCATGCTAATACACACGGAAGTTTTGATGAGAAAATTGCACCAGTGCATCAGAGCAATTTGTGCTGTGAAATAGATTTACCCACAAAGCCCCTGACGGATACCAATGACACAGAGGGAGAAATAGCCCTGTGTACATTAAGTGCTATAAACTGGGGGAACATCCGCAGACCTGCAGATTTTAAAAACACCTGCGATCTAGCAGTGCGGGGTCTAGATGCATTGTTGGACTATCAAAAATATCCAGTGCTAGCCGCAGAACTAGCCACACAGAAGCGCAGACCCCTGGGTATCGGTATTATAAACTTTGCGTTCTGGTTAGCCAAGCACGATAGCACTTATCAGAATCCTGACTTAGATTTAGTGCATGAGTGGACAGAAGCCTGGTCATACTATTTAATCCAGAGTAGTGTGCAACTTGCCAAAGAGAGTGGGGCATGTCCAGGTAACAAAGAGACAAAGTACGGTATGGGTGTGTTGCCCATAGATACATACAAAACAGAGGTGGACGAATTAGCCGCACCAAACTATAAAATGGATTGGGATACGCTTAGAACAGATCTCATGGAGCATGGTATTAGAAATAGTACGTTGATGGCACTTATGCCTGCTGAAACATCAGCACAAATTTCAAACAGCACAAACGGTATTGAGCCGCCCAGAAGTTATGTGAGTATCAAGCAGAGCAAGCATGGTGTACTCAAACAAGTAGTGCCACAGTATCACAGACTAAAGAACAAATATGATTTGTTGTGGGATCATAGAAGCCCCGAAGGCTATCTTAAAATCTGCGCAGTATTACAGAAGTTTATTGACCAGGGCATTAGTGTGAACACTTCATACAATCCCGAACACTATGAGGACGAGAAAATTCCCATGAGTGTGCTTTTACAACATATTGTAATGTTTTATAAGTATGGTGGTAAACAACTCTACTACAATAATACCTATGACGGACAAGGCGAGATAGACGTCGACAAGTTTGATGCGCCAGAGCCAACTACAACAGTATTAGACGATGAGGACTGTGAGTCCTGCAAGATATAGATCTGTTATGTTTTTACTCTGTCCCTGCATCCGATAAGTAATCACACAAACACAAGGGCATGTCCAATGAGCACAGTATTTAATACCAAAAGAAAAAAACACCATACCGAAAGCAAAATGTTCCTGGACGGTGGCGTCAATGTACAGCGTTATGATACATTGAAATATCGCACATTTGATAAACTCACTGACAAACAACTGGGTTTCTTTTGGCGGCCAGAAGAAGTTGATATCGCCAGAGACAGCAAGGACTTTAAGGATCTTACTAGTCACGAGCAACACATCTTTACTAGTAATCTAAAACGACAAATCCTCCTGGACAGCGTACAAGGACGCTCCCCCAACCTTGCTTTTCTGCCTCTAGTGAGTTTGCCAGAGTTGGAGACATGGATTGAGACCTGGGCGTTTTCGGAGACTATACATAGTCGTTCATATACTCATATTATTCGTAATATATATGCCGATCCCAGTAGAATTTTCGATGAAATGCTGAGTATAAAACAGATCATGGAGTGTGCCGACAATATCAGTCACTATTATGATGATTTAATTTCTTATCAGGACAGTGATGCACACGGTACATATGAACACAAAAAGGCATTGTATCTGGCAATCATGGCTGTAAATATTTTAGAAGGCGTGAGATTTTATGTGAGTTTTGCATGTTCATGGGCATTTGCTGAAGTCAAGAAGATGGAAGGCAATGCTAAGATCATAAAACTCATTGCCCGTGACGAAAACATTCACATGGCTAGCACACAGCAAATGCTCAAGCTCCTGCCCACAGACGATAAAGACTATGCAAAGATTGCCAGGGAGTGTGAAGCAGATTGTATCGAAATGTTCATGAACGCCATAGAGCAGGAGAAGGCCTGGGCTGACTATTTGTTTGCAGATGGATCTATGATTGGCCTCAATGCAGAATTACTCAAGCAATATGTGGAGTGGATTGCGGCCAAGCGTATGCGAGCAGTGGGTCTCACCGCACCCTATACCACTACAGCGGCAAACCCATTGCCCTGGACGGAAAAATGGATACACGGTGGAGAGGTACAAGTAGCTCCACAGGAAACAGAGATCACTAGTTATGTAATTGGTGGTACAAAACAGGACGTCACAGAAGATACATTTAAAGGAATGAGTTTGTAATGCTAACAGTATACACCAAGAACAATTGCGGCTTCTGTATGATGGCCAAAGCACTGTTAAACAATCACAACATGGCGTACCAGGAAGTAAACATAGAGGATGATGAAGATTTAAAAATGTTTAT